AAGAAACGACTCCTTACACCGCTCTATCCTGTCCATCTCCAACAAAGAAAAAACCTTGTTCCTCTCTGCCTCAGGGATCTTGTCCACAATAGCAACGTAATCAGCTATTTCTTTTTTTGTAAGCAATGTCATAAAGAAGAGATCTCTTTTACCGTCCTGTCGAACAGCCTTATTCCATAAAACTTACGTGGCTTGACCTCCAAGATCCCATCCTCTTGGAGCCTTTTGACAATCCTATGAATATTGGACTTAGCCTTCATGCCTACCCCCAAGGCTATCGCCTCGTAAGAAGGCGACATCCCATGCACCTTGATGTACGCCCGGATGAACTCCAATATCTGCCGTTTTCTTTCAGTCATATCCACCCCAACACGGCTGAGGACTGCGCCCTTACGAGGCCGCTTAGTCACTAAGGACACTCCGCTGATCTCACTACCTTTAGTCCGGACTTTCCAGTAGCAAGCCAATCCTCATGCGCTTTGGAGCGGGTAGCCGGGGTCGAACCGGCGACATTCTGTTTGGAAAACAGATGCTCTGCCAACTGAGCTACACCCGCCAACACGACTGGACACTCACCATCTCTCTCGTCGGTAGAGGTGCGGTCTACCTTCTGGCAAATGCCCATGCGTGTTGGTACTCGCTCCACTGCTTGACCACTGACCAGAGTTAATCAAATTGCAGCATCTGCTTTCCCAACATTTAAACTATAAATGAGAACATTTAAACTCTCAACATATATATACCCCCCGTCCAAAAACCTTACCTCCTTTTCCCATGTTTCACGTGAAACGAGGGGGTGGGGGCAAGACATTGTTCTCATTGGGTGGGGGACATATTTGTTTGTGTGGATTACAGCGTAAGCGGTGACGGGTCCCATCTGTGCCACAGTGGGGGGTCGGGGTACGGTGGGGTCACGCCCAGCACACACAACGGGTGTCGGGGGCGCAGACTCACAGTGTCGGATCGTTTAAACATGATCACTTCACCTTCAATGTCTTCACATTGTCGAGCAGCTTCAGATGCTGCGACAGTTCCCGCTTCAACTGCTCTGGTGCGACTGCCTTGTCGGTCTTCTCTTCGATGCCAGTGAATAGCCCAATGGACTTGCCTAGCAGTTCCAGTGCTTTTAAACGTGAGCCTTCCTGAGAAGCGTCCTTGCTCAGTGAAACCAACTTCCGCAAAACGTACCTTCGAGTGCTTGCGACATCATCCGCAAGGTGTTCTATCGTTTCATCCCATGCGGCGTTGATCATGCTGGCAATGCGTGGATCAGCGGCAAGCTTGGCTGCATTGCTGCTGACTGCACTGTCTGACATCTGTGTGTTATAGGCGAGACGGTAAGCTTCTCTGCGGCTTTTGCCTGATATAACGTGGTTCACAAATGCTTGTTGTTGGCTGGTCAGTGGTTTGTTGATGTTCTTTACTCTCTTTGGTGGGATTGAAGCTGCCATCCGCTCCGCTTCGCTCTCGAACCCAGGCGCGTTGTCATCCTGATAACCTTCATCAATAGCACTATTCGCCTCTTCCAGTGCCGCTAGATACTCGTCCTGACTGGTCTTTTTCATTTGTCATCACCTCACGTTGCAACTGTGATCAGCACTGCTGCTGTACTGATCTGTTTAAACCATCGTTCGCATTATCCACAGACTTATTCACAAGTGCAAGCATGGCAATGCATTTGTTTTTGTTGTCAACCATGCAAATACCCCTGAGACTCGTTTATAGCCTCTCTGAGTCGTTTTTTCTCTTTAGGCTACCTACCCCTTACCCGCTTCGCGTTCGTTGAACCTGCGCGGTTTTTTTGTTCTTTGGCAACAAGTTATCCACAGTTGCTGGTTTGTACACCATACATAGAACGTATATCTGTGGAGTTGCCGTTCAAACAATAGAATAAATTGTCGTCTACTAGTAAATAGCACTTGCACTGGTAATAGCACTATGATCTAATCCGCCTAGTAGCACATTCATTTAAACGTAGCAATCTGACAACAGGGGGTTTATATGCAACTGCACCTTTACACGCGACTGACGCACGACTATGCACTTGGCTGGGATCACCTAGATGAGTCCGATTACGTCTGCATCGTCAAGGCACTGAAGCCACGGCTGCTCGAAGACAACGGCATTGACGGGCGCACCATGATCACTCGCGTGATCGCACCATCTGCACTGCGGTCTATCGATCTGTCCGGTGCCATTGAGGACACGATGTCTTACTCGCGTTGCCGTCATGAACATGACTGCTGCGGCTGCGCCACTACCCGCGCATATGCTCGCAAGATTTCACCACGCGAATATTCGGTTTACCTGTCCACTTACTACAACGTCTGAGGTTATCATGTTTACAACACGCGAAGAGTGGTTACTGGCTGCGGTCTCCGAACTGCGTCCGCTGTTTGATCTGTGGGCTGCGCCTGTACCTGCCAAGGTGCGGGTGACCTGCGGCTTCCCGTCCAATGCCCGTCGATCCGGTGCCATCGGCGAATGCTGGGCTGACACTGCGTCTGCTGATAAGACCATCGAGATACTGATCTCTCCCACGTTGGACGATCCGCGCAGGGTGTTTGATGTACTGGTTCATGAGCTTTGCCATGCCTTACCGGGCGCAATGAATCACGGCGTGACGTTCCAGAAGTGGGCTGCGGCGATGCACCTTGTACCTGCTGGATCGGGTAAACAGGCGTGGAAATCGACTGTCGCTGGCGCAGGGTTTGATGATGCATACAACGCGATCATCGCTGGTTTGGGCGCATATCCCCATGCCCATCTGTCGATGACCACCCGGAAAAAGCAAGCTACCCGGATGCTCAAGGCAATCTGCCCTAGTTGCAAATACACCATCCGATTAACCGCGAAGTGGGCGAATGTTGGCTTGCCTACCTGCTGCTGCGGTGATCTTTTCAATCTGACATCTGAGGGTGAATAATTATGAGTAAAACCACATATGAGACGGTGCTACAGCAACCGCTGGCAACCGTTAAGGCTGCATATGAGCAAATGTTGGGCGGCACGTTCTCCACAAAACAGGCGGCGGCGCAAGACCTTACCAATGCTGTTAACGCAGGGCGCATCACGCTGGCGCAGATCAGGGCGGCTATCCCGAACCACCCGCCGGGTGCACCTGTCGCATCGCAGATGCCCGGCGAAGTGAATGACCTAATAAAAACCTCGCTTGCCTTGGATCAGGGTTTGCGTAACGTGATCGGGCGCGTCGATGCACTGACCGACAATGTCGGGCGCGTTAGCACCGGGCTAGATTCTGTGGTGCGTGGCATTAATCAATTACAGGCTGACTCAGTGGCGCGGGATGCTGATCTGGCTGATCGACTGTCGATTGTCGAAAGGGCTGCGCGTCACAATTCCAACCTTGACGCTGGCGAGATCGACGCTGCGATTAATGCTGCTGTTGCTCAGGGTTTCGGTGCGTTTAAACGTAAGATCGAAAAGGCAGGGTTAGAACAGGCGGCGGCTGATGCTGTATCTGTCCGGGTCATTGAGCGTAAACCTGCTCTGGATGTTTTTGGGGTCGATGTTATCGATGCACAGGGTAATGCGGTGATGGTCGATCTGTATGACCACCCGGCTGCCCCGGCGGTCGATCCTAATTTCATTTGGACTGAGACCATCCTGCGCCACTTGCTGTTGTCCCAGATGACAGGCGAAAACCTCTGGTTCGGCGGTGCCAAGGGCGCAGGTAAGACTGAGACTGCGCGTCAATTTGCTGCGCGTACCGGGCGCGGTTTCACCCGGATCAACTTCCACAAGTACACCACTGCCGACGAGTATCTGGGCAGCACTGGTTTGCAGAATGGCAATACCGCTTTTGAGGATGGTGATTTTCTGAAAGCCTATTCCTGCCCCAGCACCGTCATTCTGTTGGATGAGATCAGCAACGCCGCACCGGGCGAATTGGCACCGTTGAATGCCCTGCTTGAGCCGAATACCGCCGTCACAATTGGCGGCAAGGTACGCACCAAGGCTGCTGGCGTGATCGTGATCGCAGCCGACAATACTCTGACCACTGGTGATCAGTCCGGACGATATGCCGGGACTCAGGAGATGAACTCCGCTCTGGCTGATCGCTTTGCGCGGGTCGTGCGGTTCACCAATTTGTCGATAAAGGATGAGGTCGATGCGGTCGTGCGCCACACGGGCTGCGATCCCCGGCTGGCGCAAAAGATCGTTTCCTGCGTCGATGTCGTGCGCCAGAAGGTCGCAACTGGCGAGGTAGTGGACGCACCATCGATCCGACAAATCGTCGCGTTTGTCCGCGCACTGCCCTTGCTGACCATCGATCAGGCATGGGCAACCTGTATCGGCAACCGTCAGCCTGACGAGTCGGCACTGGCTTTGCAGGCTATCCGGGCTGCCTGTTTAAACGACACTGAGATTAATAAGCTTATTTAAGGGGCGATTATGAAAGGCTACCAATTACGTCAAGGTATCGAAGCTGCGGCGCACCGCATCTGCTCCGCTCTAGGTCTGCCGCCTGTCACCATTACATGGTCGCGCATCAGCACGGCGGCGATTAATCAGCACGGCAGTATCATGCTTGCCAATGTCGCGGATGATGAGATTGTCACTCAGACACTGGTCAATAAATACACCGGGTTTGTTGTTCATGAGTTGCTACATAGGAAATACACTAACTTTCATGTTAATTCTGACAAGTCCTACGTTCGCTCCCTGCACAACGCGGTCGAGGAT